ATTTTACGCCAACTTTGTTGATATGATACAGACTGCATTAGTGGCAGCTGGACGTGAAAAACTTGAGCTTGGTTCTCAACGAGAATTAGCAATGGTTGTAGCGCACAGGACGGCGGCATCTGGAGGAAATTTTTTGAGGTTTGAGAGTCAAGGACCGGAAAAGTCTATCGTACAACTCGGAGAACAAGCGAGTATCGAAAGCAAAGAGATAGCAACTTCATCTAATACAATGTATATGATGGAAAAGGCAACACAAGATGTTGCAGCTTCTTTAACTTTTGGTACCGATTCCGATGTTTACAGAGACAGCTTTTCATGGACATCAGCACAAACTTCTGGAACAATGATTTATTCAGTTGATTTACCATTTGGACTTTTAAGTAAAGGAGGAACAGAAAATGCCCAAAATATGCCTTTTGACAGATTTACCTACTGGAATGGAGATGTAGAACTCATCTTCCAAGCAGCAGGAACTAAATTTCAACAAGGACTTTTGGCTATCTATTTCATGCCTTTAACAAAGCAACAAACGGAATTGGCTAATATTACAACGAACCAGTATGTGTTTATGTCACCCAAGGAAAACATGACAACTCACTTCAAAGTACCCTACAGATACCCCCGAGCGATGATGAATACCACGGCCCGTGATACGGAATCACTTGGAACAGTTTTCGTGACAGTATTGTCACCACTGAAGTCAGTAGAATCGAATTCTCTGACTATTACCATGTATTCTAAATATCCGGATAGTATTTTCAAAATCCCTCGACCTGTATCAATTCAACGTACCCAACGAATATTTTATCCCGTTCAAGGAGGACCAGATATTTCTGAAATACAACGTATTGAAGAATTTGAAGGACCTTTCGAAGAACAAGGCGCTGGACAAAGTACAACCATCAACCAAACGTATCAAAATGTTGGAGGAACAATGCCAATTTCTGGTAATCAGAATTCGGCGGCTCCAAAATTGGAAAATACCGTATCAACTGACGCAATGATGCCTATGCCTCTGGATAATCCCCCTCTTGCTTCTGGATCACTTCCAGTGCATCAGGTATTCTCAGGTATGGCAGCTAGCTTTGGAGTAAGACCTACAGTTGATATGCAACTGTTTCCATCTGCTCTCAGTAGACAGGCAACGTCAATTTTTCAGAATGAAGAGACTAAGTTAGAGAATATAATGGCTAAACAATGCTTACTGAGAGTGATTAAAGTCACTACCTCAGAAGGTGCTAATGAATTATTATATCAATTTGATTTGAATACTAGATTTTCATTGGCCGAAGGCAAAGGAATACCATTAAATATTGCGCTACTTAATCAATTTTATTTCTGGAGAGCTGACATTGAACTGACTTTTGAAGTAGTAAAAACAGCTTTTCATGCATTAAGATTACAAACGGTTGTGGCTTACGGAACACCAGCTATTGTCGAGGCTTCGAGAACTGTGAATTACTCCAAAATTAGTGATTTCACTGGTGAATCGAGCGTGGACAAGATACTTGTACCTTTCAACTCACAAACGGAATTTTTGAGAACATATGAAGGAGAAGACGCGACCGAACTTAATCAGAACTACTCACTTGGAAAAGTTGGTCTGTATCTTGCAAATAAATTGACTGCCCCAGACAATGTTGCAGATGCAGTAGAGATTCTAGTCTTTATCAGATTTTTGAACATTAAGATAACAGAACCCAGACACCTATCACCTTTCTTCTTTAGTAATATTGGAAAACCCGT